GTTCTATGTCAGATGTCGTCCGCAGATCAAGAGTGCAGTTTACCTGCAAATGCACAAAGACGGCTTCACCTCGATGGCGGACTGGTTCGATCAGTTTGTGACGAAAGCTATTTTGCCGCAGGTGAAAAAGCTTAAGAAAAAGGCCAAGAAGAAATGACTATCAGTGAGCTGTTTTTAGGGGAAAAAATAGATTTGGAATTTTTGGAAGTCATGGCTTGCGAAGGTGACTATTGGGAAAATTGCTTCAACTTCATCCAAGAGAATTGGGATGAAGATGTTGAAAGCCTGTCAGAAAAACAATCTGATTGGGCAAATCGCATTCTAGAAGACTGTGTTGAGAAAAGGATAGAAGGATGATTGTCACCAAGGATCTTTTTCCAAGTGTCATCAAGAAGCTGTGCGTGACCGGCAGTCGCTCAATCGACACGGAAACAACGGGCCTTAAGTGGTACGATCAAGACCATTTGTTCAGCATAATAATTGCTGATACTGATGAGGTTTACTATTTCAACTTTAACGGGGAGCCCGATCACCTGGGCGTGACTGCTCCCGCTGATACCGTGTTGCCAAGGGAATGGCTCAAAGCTTTTGAGGAGCCCTTTCAAAATCCAGACTCCCTATGGTTTGCCCACAATGCTAAGTTTGACTTAGGCATGTTAGCCAGGGACGGACTATGGCTCGCGGGTATAGTCCACTGCACGGAAGTAGTGGCCCGCCTTCTTCGTTCAGATTTCATGAAGTACAATCTAGCAAGCTGCGTGGATCGTATGTGCGTGGAACTTCGCCTTCCAAATATCGCAAAATCCGACGCCGTTTATGACTATGTGATGAAGCACAAGCTCTACCGCGAAGTGCGTGTTGAAGGAAAAGAAAAGCCAATCCTTGAGCTTCACTACCACAAAGCACCTTTCAAGCTGATCGTGCCCTACGGCGAGACGGACGGGCTCATTACCAGAAAATTGGGAATTTACCAGGTACAAAAAGTGGAACAAATGGCGAGCGTCAACCCGCAGTTCTGGGAGCTGGTCAACGAGGAGCGACGCTTAGTGAAAACAGCTCTCAAGATGGCCAAAGCGGGCCTTCCGTTTGATGAGCCATATGTGCGCCGGGCGCTGGCCGCTGAGACGGCCAAGCTCACCATGGTTGCGAGAGAATACCAGGGGATCACGGGCCGGGAGTTCGTGGATTCCGGCGTCCAGTTCGCAGAAGTGTTCTCAGGCCTTGGAATCCCCTATAAGAAGACCGACAAGGGCAACCCACGCTTTGATGAGTACGCCTTGGACACAATGCCCGCCCACGCGATCGTGGACCTCATAAAAGCCCACAGATCGAGCCAAAAGCTCGTTTCCACCTACTATTCGAGCTTCCTCTATTACGGGGCTCAGGGCAGGATATTTGCTGACATGCGTCAAGCAGGGACCACGACGGGCCGGGTTTCTTACCGGGAGCCCAACATGCAAAACGTGCCCAAGGAAGAAGATCCAGCGCAAGAGTTCCGCGTCCGCGCTTGCTTCATCCCGCCGCCCGGCCAGGTTCTCTTCATGCCCGATTACGACCAAATGGAATACCGGATGATGCTCGATGATGCCGAAGAAAAAGGAGTCATCGACCTGATTCTTCAGGGACTTGATGTCCACACGGCAACAGCCCAAATGATGAACGTGGGACGCCGGGAAGCAAAGACGATCAACTTCCTTTTACTCTATGGCGGCGGCGCTCAGAAACTCGCCAATGCTTTAGGCATCACCTACGAGGAAGCTTGCGAGCTGAAGGCTCTTTACTTTGCACGGTTGCCGAATGTGAAGAAGTGGATCAACGGTACCATTTCGCGGGCTAGGGCTTCAAAGTACGTGAAGAACTGGGATGGCCGGATTGTAAGAATCATGGATCAGAACTATGCCTATAAAGCGCCGAATTACAAAATCCAAGGCGGCTGCGCTGGCATTGTGAAAAAGGCCATGAACCAGATTGATGATTTCTTAGTTGGCAAAAAAGCCAACTCCTCAATGATCCTCCAAGTGCATGACGAACTTCTGTTCACGATGCCACGGGAGGAATTGGATCTACAGCCGGAGATCATCAAAATCATGGAGAAGATCTATCCACATAAACAACTGCCGTTGACCGCAGGCCCTGGCCATTCGTGGACCAACTGGGCCGACAAGAAAGATGGGTTTGCGTCATGATCTGGGTAAATTTATTCATTCTCTGTGGGATTGGTTTTTTCTGCTTCATGGCTGGGAGACTACTAAAGATCACAAGTTACGAAGAGAAAATCAGATCCGTTGAAGCTGATAAAGAGTATTGGCGGGCGATTGTAAATCGGCGTCCCCCGGAGCCACCAAAACCATGAACCCACATCACGATTTAGACGGAGAATTTATGGCGAAGATTTTTGTTTGGACTTTAGTGGTCATTGTAGCAATCGGAATCTTAGCTATGGGTGGCTGCTGGTACATGATGCAGTTCCATGGCTAAAAAACCAGAGACGCTGTTCAAAGAGCGGTTGTTCAGAAAACTAAGAGAAGTTCCTGGGCTCTACATTCGGAAAATTCAGGCCGGAAGTGTTGGTGGAATGCCAGACATTCTCATCATCGTGAACGGCTGGGCCGTGATGCCGGAGCTTAAAATGCCAGGCAACAACCCGACGCCACTGCAATGGATCAATATTGAAAGAATCAACGCAGCCGGAGGTGCCGCGTTCCCGCTCTACCCAAATGAGGAGCGGGAGTTTATAGAGTGGATTAAAGAATTACGCCTCGAAATATGACTTCTTCACATTGATTGCGGAGGGAAATTGGACAATCGAAATATCGAAATCGGGACCAGCGCCTTCCTTGATGGTCAGCTCAATGTTCTGGCCGTCCGCAGCCTTAAGAAGGCCAGAGTCCACATCAGAAAGTGTCACCTTAATTTTACCGCCAAGCGCCGATATGATCTCAAGTTTGGAGCCATTCGCATTGGGCGTAAGAGTCAGCTCCAGGGAGTCCGCATCAGTGGGGATCTTGAGAGCCAGGGCCGCGCCCGCAAGACCAGTTAGATCAAACGGCTCTTCCGTACTTTTGCGCACGATTCTGAGCGTGAACTCGCGGTCGCTGCCTTTTATAATATCCAAAGCCATTTCATCCCCCTAACACTCGATTGCTGTTCCAACCAGTTCACCTGAATCACTCAAAGTTCCAACCAGGAACTCTTCTCCCTCAACGAAACCTTCTAAACCAAAGTCATCATCCAGAATCTCGCCACTTAAGCCCATTTCATCTTCAACCAGACCTAAGAGATCCATTTCCAGATCATCTACATACCCCGTAATATCACCTTTTTGTGTAGTCGAGAATGCGGCCAGGCTTTCTGCGATTGTGTCACGCTCAAACACATCGAGCAACGTGTCTGAGTGGATTGGATGCCTGTTCAGGAAGCCTGAGTCCTCATAAACCCGGTACTGAGCATGAACACGAGGGGAGGCTGGCATCAAAAGCGAAGTGTTCCGGTAAAGCCCACCGGAAACATGCGTCAAGGCCACGGGACTGCCTGTTACCGGGGTGTTGTCGTCCTTGAGCACTACGGCCTGCGGGAAAACGCCTGCATCGTCATCGGAGATCTGAAGCACAAGTGGAATTGGATCTCCAAGCTTAACCGGCATTGATCCTCGCAATCAGTTCATCTGGTGCCAGTGTGCAGAGCTTTTTATGTGCATTTTCCATATTTATGTCGTGCATCTCCAAAAGCCCATAATCCTCAACATCACCAGGCAAAGCAATCCCTGTTGCAAGCTGAATGGCTCTGGCTGAAAGTTCCACGCACACCATGGAAAATTCCCCGTCCTTGAAGTGATTCTTGGCCTTTGGATTCCACTGCATCTCAAGGCGCATCCACGCAAGCCCCAGCATGTGCTTATAGCCGTAGGGACGCATGTGCTCCCATATCCAGCGTTCAAGCTCTATGAGTTTTTCTTTCGTGATTTCGTACTGAAAGACACGGACCACATGATTTTCTTCGCGGAACTGATGGTTGATGACAATGCGCCCACCACCACCACGGGCTTCCGAGACTTTTCTAAAATCTAAAGCTTCGTCATGCCACGAGATGAACGAATGTGTGTGATCCGTTCCTTCAACTGCTTTGATGATCTCAGCAATTGGCTTCCACTTCTTTGGTTTTGATTCACCGATTGATAAGATCATACGACCTCGTGAAAGGGGATGTTCACACCAACTATGTTTGTTTCCGTGGTGGGGTTTTTAAGCGTGATTTGAAGCTGCATGTTGAGAACTAAATCCGCGTCGTATGGCGAAAAATCTTTGTAGAAATCTTTTGCCACGTTTATATCAAAACCAAACTGGCTTAGCACGGCGTTGGGTGTGCCATAGAGGGGCGCTTCTGCTTTATCTAGAACCTTGAAATCCACGCACACTCCAGCGGGGCACCACAAGATCTCTGCTTCCTGAATTTTGCACACAGCATAGGGCACTGCGATTGTGAGCACAGCATCACCTTCTGAAACTAAAGCTATTTTATAGCCATGTGCTCTGCGGAAAAGTTTTTTCCCGTTGGACATTTCTTTAGCGGCAAAAGGCAGTAGTAAAACCATTTTTACTCCGTTGTGAAAACCATGCGAAAGTTAAAAGCTCCAGCAGTAGAGTTTGTTGCAAATCTCACATGCGCACCCTGATTCTGTCTGAGCGTGATCGGCTTACAACTTGGCGTTTGTCTCCAGAAGGGTTCCGTATTTTGATGGCCATGGTCACTTGCCTCAACGTCCAATGTTCCAGTACCCCACTCATCAGTGGACCATTTTCCAGAGCGAAATAGTGAAGTCTCTGTGGCAATTGTGGCACCTGTAGCCACAGAGATCCCAGATGGAAGCGAGTCAGCAGTATCAAAAAGATCTGGAGTAATTGCCGTTCCTCCAGAGAAACTTACAATCCTGTGCAGTCTAAACTCAGCGGCAACTCCCGTTACGGCAGTTGTCTGATCGTTGATAATCCACACTTCGCGCAATTTTAGAATTGCTGTTCCCGTGTTCTGAATGGCGATCATGGATTTATTGTTGGCTGGAGCAACAGCCGGGACAGTAACCGCGAATGTTGCAAGCTCATAGGGAACTTGTCTTACAACTAAGCCCTGTTCAGAAACCCCCGGCGCAGATGTAAGCGTATTAAGCTTTGCAATTATATCGGCGTCATACACCTTAAGGCGATCTGTGAGGTTTCCGATCTTCGTACCATCGGTATTGCCTTTGATCTTTGCCCAGCCTTGGATTATCGAGAAATTTCCAAACATCATGTCACCTCTACCTTCAAGAGATCATCGCCCGAGTAGGAGTAAACAAGCGTTTCTGTGTTAAGAACCGTGGTTCCATCAGTCGCGTAGTATGTGTTTACCTGGCCTGTCAGCACTTCACTCGCGTAGCTAAAGTCAGATTTAGCAATGCGGTTGCCGGTTGTTTGCGTGAGAGAGTTGTAAAACTCCAAGCTCGTTAGCAAATCGCCGGTAAATGTGGGCTTTGAACTGCGAATGGTGTCAACAACAGAGTCGGGGATGACAACACCCCCGACTCTAATTCCATTCTCTGTTTCAAAAGCCTTGTTTAAATCCTTAGCCATTTAATCCCTTACAAAACTGACTTCACCACTTCAATTCTGCGAGCAGTTACAGTCACACCGGCTGTGGAACTGGCAGCTCTAAGCCGCATGTCCGCGCCCGAAATGTCCACCGAAATGGTGAGGTTGAAATTCGCCCCCAATTTTAGCTTCGAGTAAACCGTGTTGTCCACATTTGTGCCATCATTCAGCGCGTAGACTTCCACGGCTTGGCGATTGGCGGGCGTAGCCTCTTCAAAAGCTTCAACCAGCCACTTGGCAGCTTTCACCGATGCGTGTGGAACTGAATCCACAGTAACAGCAGCCGTGATGCCGGTTGCTTGGACTCCACGCATTTGCTCTAAGAGCACCTCTAGCCTCTGAAAGAGCTGCTTTGCAGTTTGGTTGTCTGCAAGAGATCCACCAGTGAAAGTTCCAAAGTGTGTGGCACCTTGGGCAAGTCCCAAGGCCGTGTCTTGGTTGTCGTTCACACCGTCGAGCTTTGCAATCGCAGCCTCTAGCGTGTCGTTGGCTGCGACGTTGCCGCTTGTCGCTGCATACGCACCTGACAAATTGATGCCGGTTGCAATCGCCCAGTTGAAATCACCGATCTTGATACCAGGAGAACCGGCTGCCGGTATGTGCAAAATGGCCTGGGCTTCTTGTGCAGCTCCCGCATCCGGTAGATAGCTTTGCACCACAAATGTATCGCCGTTTGCAATCGGAGTAGTTGCAGCCACCACAGTGATATCCGTGGGACCAGTGACCACAGTCACACGGAAGAGAGCCGGAACGCCGTTCACATCACCAAGCAAATGCTCGCCTACTGCGAAGTCGTTGCCATCTAAACCTGATTCGTTGTCTGAAAATGAAGTTGGGTCAACCGTTCCGGCTGATACCGTGTCGTTTGTTGCGGCACGGACCAATTCATTGCGCCAATGTAGTTCATCAATCGTGACATCGCCCATCTCTGACCAATCGCTGGCTGAGTTGGTGTTTGTGATCTTCTTCCACAGGCCACCGTTGGTGGAGTTTGAATAAATAGATCCAATGGGAGCCTCTGCGGTTTCACCGGAAGTGCCCGGAGGCGAGCCAGCACCAAACAAATGGTCCACGAAAACGGACTGTGAGTTTTCTGCATATATTCTAAGACCTTTTTCAATTGCATGTAGGACGCGGGCCATTCAATTCTCCTTGTTTAGATAAGTGTACGCGCTAACGTAACGCCCATAACTTCGGCTTCCCCGTTAACAAACTCAAATTGAAATTGGCCTGTGACTACTTTAGGGTTTAAAGAAATCAAAGCATTTCCATATTTTGAGTAGATATCAAAATCCACTTGCCCAGCCCGTGGAGTGATCTTGATGCTAACTGTGAAAACTTTCGTGTTTCCGCTGTTTGTGACGTTAACGATGTAGTGGAGCTGCTTAAATGAAGACATTGGAACGGCGTCGAGATTCTTAGTCTCTAAGGCAGCAAGCTCTCCAACTATCTTCCTGACTATTTTTGGAAATGACGTAGCCACTACTTCACCACCAGGGCACCGGCAACTAATCCTAGGATAAAAATCCCAGTCACCCCGTAACTTGTTTGCCACCACTGCGGACTTAGCTCATTCTTGTCCGCGCAAATATCGTATTGCCGCTTATAGGTTTCCACGTTCTTTTTGTCGAGCGAGCATTGCTTGATAAATGTGGCAAGTTCCTTTTGCTCTTGCTTATCCAGGTGAATGAAGCCAGACGGCTGCGGCTCAGGGAGCCTTACCTCTTGGGAGAACGCTTGAGATGACATCAGCATCAGACTTACCAGCAAACTCTTTTTCATTTGCAAGCTCGTTTTCGACAAGCTCTTTCTGAAGTTTGGTTTTGTCATGAGCTTTCTCCTCTTTCCTGAGCTTGTCTCGCATGTAGCCGTGAACCCAAGTCCCCACAGCAAGGGCCGTGGGGAAAGTTTCTTTAAGCCACTTGATTAGCTCTTCTAAAAACTTGGTCATTCCTTTTTCTCTTCATGCACTCCTGCGATGAGTTTCCCGTCTTCGCGCTTCACATTTGGGATCTTCAAGAACTTCATCAGTGCGGTCAGGTACTCGCCGATCTTCTCAACGGCACCATCGTCTTTTTTGGTGGGCGTGAGACGCACGATCCCCTGGAGTGAGATCATGAGAATGGCAAGACTTGTGAGCAGCTCAACGTAGTTGTCACGCATCCAATAATACTGGTTTAGCAGCGAATCCATCACGGGAGGCCTCCTTTGATATTCCTGATTAGGTTAGCATAGGTCAGAGCAATGTACTTCTGACTTGCAACCAGCTTCCCATCGGAATTTTCGGACTGGACCTTAATGCCCATCCACAAAGAATGACCGTAATTCAGCGTTCCATCAGCATCTTGGCCCAGCGGCCGTGTATCAAGATGAAGCCCCCCACACTTTAAGCCCTTCCACTCCCAATCCGGATAGTAGCCGATGCCAGTAAACCCAAAGCGCATGGCCGTGAAGATTAAATCAATCGGATGGAGCGTGCACTCAGGGCTCATGACATCTACTGCACACGCAGCATTTCCTCTGGTGTGATAAGACTTCCGCCCGTCTGAATCCGGTCTGACACCACTTGTGACGTACACAGGGACACCAAGATAATGACGAAAATCATCAAGGCGAAGAAGAATAGAATCCGCAATCGCATCAGGATCTCCAAAATTGTCTATTGTGCCGGTTGGTTTATAGTAGCGGAGTTTCCCCCAAGTTTCAGGGCTTGCCATTTTTCTTATCCCTTATGAGTGCCGCGTCCTGTGAGATCTTCACCAGTTCCGTGCGAATGAGTTGGCGAATGTTGCCCTCTAAATTCAGTGAATGAGCTTCGATGATGCGCTTGGCCTCACTAAGCTTTTCTTCAAGTCCGATGACTCTTGATTTGTTGTCGAGCAGCTTTGTTGAGAGATCTCTGAGTTCTGCTTGGACTGAAGAAACGGTTGTGCGGAATCCCTTAAGGTCTTCCTCAAAGCGTTCAAGACTTTTTGAAGTATTACGGCTCTTGATCGTCTCAAGCTCTTCAGCCTTTTTTGCCCAATCCGAAATCAGCCACTTGATCGCCGGAAGCAGCAATGCGACACCACCAATGATGACACCTGCCGCCTCCTTCCAATCCATTACGCATCAATCTCGGCTAAGATTTCATCCTTATCCGTTTGCGTGATGAGCGTTCCATCAGGCGTGACCGCTACAACCATGGCTCTGGCCGTTGGGATCGACATGGACAGCAGCATCAGCATTATCGGCTGGTAAGTCGAAAGCACTTGCTCGATCTGCGATTGGTTCAAACCCTTGGCTTCGTTTCTGAGGCCCATGAGCGCAATCACGCGCAGAGCTTTTTGAAACTTGCTCATGCGGGATTGCAGATTTGCTTCCAGTGTTTCGGCAGTAATGCGGGCATCTTTTCGTCCTTGGTTAAGAACTGCAACTCCGTCTACCACATCGAAATCGCCGGGCTCATCGTTGCCGATTGAATAGCAGACCTGGCCTTCGGCAGATTCGCATTTTTCTTTCGATTCGTAGGCGTTCTTCGCGCCTTCTTTTCCTAAAGGAAACCATCTCGACATAAATACTCCTTTATTGTGGACCCATGCACATAACGTGAAATCCACCGTCAGTTAAAGTGCCACCGGAGTTTTTCAAGTTTATGGAATACTGGTTTATCGTTGTGCCGTTCTGGTACATGTTTCCATCTTGGTTCCCCGCAAAAATACAAGTAGGCACATCTGAAAATGTTCCAGTGTAAATGACATTGTAATTTCCAGCCCCAACACGCTGAACCGTAGCCCACCCTGTTGTTGAAGTTTTGTTGATCGTGCATGGATCTGCACCACAATTCGCAACAACGTGCAACCATTCTACGCGTTGACCAGAGGTTCCGATGTTGACCTTTTTCTTTACCTCAGTAAACACAGGTGCGGGCATTTGCTGATTGAGTGGACGAACAGTTACATGAATATCGCGTTGGCCGTTGGCGGCCAATCTATCTGCAACCAATAGAGAAGTCGCAATTGTACCAGAGGCAGCCTGCTCAAAATACAGTTTGAATGAGTGCTTGCCCGCCGATGGGATGTTGAATGTTCCACAATTGGTATGTGGAAGCTCAATTACTGAACTTGCAATTCCATTAGAAGACTGAATCCTGGATTTACCCTCTTCAACAATTGTAGGGCTGCCGTCCGCCGTTCTAACAACTTGAAATATTGAAGCGACACTTCCACCTGCCCCGGTCTGAGCACTGTGCATGAAGGAAAAACAAGCCTCGAACATTCCAGCATACGGGATGTTAAGAGTTACGCCCGTCGCTTCATTTCCCGCGCAAGTCAAGCCAGTCGCGGGTGCAGCATCGCAAGCTATTTGACCAGTGACGCTGCCCGATGCAAGCACTAAATCTAAGCCAGAATTTGCTATCTGCGAATATGTGGCATTTGAAACCGTACCCAAACTAGGGTTTGCTCCACCAATGTTTCCATCAAAAAACCAACCCGTAGTTTCAAGTGTCAGGGCTTCAGCACTCTGAAGGGGATACTTCTTCAAAGACATTGAAAAGGTTGCGCCACCCGCGTTGACTGTGCCCATGAAGCAAGTTCCAGCACCAGATGTGCGCCGCCATTCCATGAAGAAATCAGTTGCGCCCGTGGTTGCCGTCGTCTGATTCCAGGCAATGTTGACGGTTTGTGCTCTTGGGTTTGACTGCGCATTTCCAGCCGTGTCCAACACTGCGTAGTGCGCTGGCATATTGGAGCCCACACCAGATGTTGAGCGGATATAAAATTCGCAAGCTGTAGAAGCACCAGTCACATAGGCTGGAACCATAGTGGTAAGCTCATAGCGGCCAGCCGGAATGCCGTTTGCAAAGCGCATTTTGAATTGATTGTTTACGAAACTTGCATTTCCAATTACGGCGCGAGAATTACAATCAGCATCATCTGCAACTTCAGCCACCGTGCCGGACGTTGTGGAGACTTCGCAGTTAGCCGCGTTGTTATAATTTACCGCACCTAAAAGTTGGCTTTGCGCAATCTGAAGAGTGCTTTTTCCAGTTCCCACGAACATGTCATCCACAGTGATCTGAGTCGCGTTTGCCGTGCTTTCTAACTCAAATCGCAAAGTGCCTGATGTGGGGCAAGTAAAGCTCACCTGGGCCGTGCGCGGTGTTGCCGAGGAAGTGGGATCAAGTGAAAGTTGCGCGACGTTGCTCGTGCCATCGTCAACATTCATCAAGATGTGGCCGGATGTGCCTGTGTCCCAGAGGTATTTCATCTGGATTACGCAAGTGACACCCTTTAACCCCGCAGGAATTGTGTAGGTGCTTGACCTAAAAAATTCCCCAGTTGCCGAAGCATCCCAGTTTGCGGAGTAAGTGCCACTCAATGGCGCTGAACTTTCTATCGAGAAAGTGCTGCTTCCGGTTTTTGACCACTGTGAAGTCCTGCTCTCAAAACCTGGATTCTTGAGCAGGTTCACTTCACTTTGCGCAAAGGCCGGAGATCCTAAGAGGATACCAACTAAGATGTAAAGCGTTGTAAAAATCAGATTACCCAAATTTCACCTCCGTGGATGCAGGAACCATTCTAATATCTGCGGTGTCTTCTGTGCCACCAGGCACGATGCGAGTCAATTCTACCTTGATGCGATCCCCAGGGGAAACCGCAAAACCGTTGATCTGGCCCGTTGCCGATGTCAGATCGAAAAATACTTCACGGTCACGATTGGCAACCGCGTTCACAATGTCCCCGGAATTTGCCGTGCGCTGATTCGCCACGCTCGTCACCGCGTCCTGGTTCTCGCGGATCAAGGTTGCAACCGTCTGAAACTTCCACTGATCGGCTGCTGATGGAGAATAGGCGTTGAGGTAAAGAAAGATCTGCCGACCTGCCAAATATCCCTGTGGGACTTTCACCCACAAAGTCTCCATCTGGCCGCCGCCTTGTGCGAATTGCTTGGTCTTTGCGCCATTCTCAGTGGCTTCAAAAGCATCTCCCAACCACTCAGCACCAGAGCCGCCACCAGCACCACTTCCAAGCGGCGTGATTGTTCCGCCATTCTCCCGCGAGTACCAAACGCCACCCTTATGATATAATCTGACTTTGGAAACCGCTGGCACCGCTGGATCGGCACCCAGCACATCGTAATCGGTGTATTCCTGATAGCCGTTTTTTAGAAAAGCGTCGATCTCTGCACACGCCTGCTGAATGGTAAGACCTGCACTCTGCGTAAGACGCACAAACGCTAAAGAGTTGATCGTCGCACTTCCACCCACCGGCATCAGTGTGCGAGTGTCATCCACATCTATCGCACCAGAAAGCCCGGTCACAGCGTTCACATAAAGTTCTGAAATCTTGATCCAACCACTAGGCGTGGCAGGTGCCACGGGCGAGCCTGCGGGAGTGCCTTCAACGATGTCAAACTCTGATTCCCAGTCATTTGATGTGACCAGGTTTTGATTTGAAATTACGAGAGTGCCCGCATCCTTGAACTTGCGGGATTCGGTTGCACCACTCACGCGGGCAGCTCGCATCACCACAATATCAATGCGGTCATTGACAAGATCCGGAGCCACAAGATTCAGAGTTGTGGAACCGGCGCGATAAAGAAGGCGCTTCTTTGGCTCAGGAGACACTTGCGTGTTGTCAGTCTGAAAGCCAACACCGGCATTGACGGACACTGAGCTTGGACTTGCATACGACACCAAGAATCCGTCGTCAAAGAGCGCGTTTTCAGCTCTTTGAAGCATCTCGTAGATCACACGGTCATAGAATTGGTTTTCTACCCGCGCGCCCATCTTATTGAAGTCCTGAAAGATTACTTCCTGGCCGTCGTTAAACTGTTGTCTGCTCATTACGCCACCCTTTCAATCAGTCGGTAGACGGTCCCAAGCGCCTTGGCTGCATTCACCGCTTCGACAATTTGCTGGAACAATTCCAGGCTAGATTCATTTGTGCCGATAAAATCTTCCCGATCACAAAAATCTTCCCTCGTAAAGAAAGAATACGGAGCATGAACTTGGTTGTCCACGATGATCGAAAAGGCATTGTAAATGGCCGTGATGAGAACCTCGCCACGGTTCATGAAGTCCTCAGTGTTGAAAAACGTGCTGGACTCATAGTCTTCGACAATGGTTGATTCCCCTACATCTAGCAGCGCGTCAACAAGGGCCTTAAGAGCTGGCCGGTTGGCCGTGTTCACGATGTTGCGAATGCGATCGGCAAAGGCCGGATTAAGCTCGCCTATGAGCCGTGACAGGTTTCGCTCTCCACCATGCTCATCGAGATAGCCGGTTTCTGCTTGCAGAATGAACGTCTGCGCTGCGTGTTCGCCCATGGACGCTTCAAGCTTCTCCAACACGGCAGCCATGCCCCAAAGGACGGCTTCATCCTCGCCGGAGACAGTCCACCAATCTGGCAGCCACCCAACTAAAGTTGTGTACCACTGTGCTTTCGTCATTTACGGACTAGCCTCCATAGTTCCAGGGATGAGTTTTTGGACCGCTGTTGCCGTGATGTTTCCGGTGGGGATGATGTTTGTCATATCGGTCAGATCATCCGTTCCGGACGGTCCCCAAATGGCCATGATTGCAAGCTTCGCCAAGCCCCGGTCAAAGCCAGTGCCCACCGGCAGATCCCGAATAAGAGAAATGCTGATCGTCCAATTCACACTTAAGGCGGTTGCTGCGATGACATCAATGCGCACTCCACATGCACGGACAAACTCTATGGCCGCAATCACTGCATCAAGCAAGGCTTGCGAAGCCGTTCCATTCACATCGGCAATGTAAAGCCTTACGCGCGGGATTCTGAAGTAATCACCAACTGTCATCGAGCCCCCAATGTCCCACTCGATCACAACCTGGAGAGATTCGATGGCAGTAGCCGTCTCAACGCCCGGCACGTTGTTGGCCGCAGCTTCGATGGCTGCTTTCGTGGCACCACGAAGCGTTTCGATTTTGTTGCGGATAAATTCCCGGTACTCAGCGTCCGTGTCTTCAGCCTCACCACCGGTAAAGGGAGCTGTGTTATTGACCGCAATCGTAGGATCTGTGAGTGCCGTTTCAAGGATCGTCACGGTATTGGCAAGCACATTTCCTTCAGTGCCCGCATTTACCGCTTCCACAGAGGCGTTGATCGAAAGGCCGGTCATCACCACAGTGGCAAGCGTCTGGAACCGCTGCTCTTCACCGTTGGCGTTTTTTGCGGTCTTAACTATTGTGCCAGCGAGTATGGTGACGTTTCCGGCTCCCGATGTTGGCCTGGTGAATGTGACCACGCCAATCGCCTGTTCCGCTGCGGGCCTGGCAAAGCTATCACCAAAGTGATCCACTGCGAGTAGTTCAAGATCATCAGTTGAGCCCGTGACTTCCGGGCCGTGCGCTGTTGCAAAAAATGTTTTTGCAAAGTTGTCGATGATGAATTTGACGATCTGCTGGCCCGCTGTTGAGAATCCGCCGCCAAGAGAGTCGAGCTTTGAGCCCTCTTCAAAATCGGTGAGCGCAGGATTCCTGCTTTGCACTTCGTTCTTGTAAAGATCATACAGCTCTTGTTGACTTGGAACTTGCAAAGCCATTTATTCCTCCCCGAACGGCACGAATGTCAGCGGCAACTCAGCGTAGCCCGCCGTTTGAATCGTGACTACAATTTTGAAAAGACCTGGATTTGAAATGTCCTGATTGATGGCCACATTGGTGACATTCAAGACTCTAAAATCCTGCCGAAACTGCTCGTCAATTGCTTGTGCGAGCTTTCGATAAGTTGAAAGGCTTCCTACCGCGTTTTGGTAGTCTTTTATTCCAACACCATAATCAGGCCGGTGGATCAAAGATCCTTTTCTGGTAATCAAGCGATGATAAAGAGCCTGTTTCAGATTCGAGAGCCCACGAACTGTGTCGAGATCCCCGCTTGATGATTCAAGCAAAGTTCCCTCATGCACCAGATCTTCTAAATAAAACTCATCAACATCAGCCATTAGGCCACCGTTCCTGTACTGTTAACCGTGCCGCCCTGGGGATCGGCTCCCGTGGCCGTGACCACAGCATTGGCTTGGATCTCATCAACCACGGCCTTTGCAATGGCATCAGCAAATTTCGCCAAAATTCCAGCATCATCCGGCGCACCAAACTCCGCAATGATCTCTGTCTGAATTTTTGTCGAAAGACTTGCCTGAGTCAGTGCCACTATTTCTCCGTCTTACTTAAATCGGACAACATCAACGCATCATCAACTGGACTGGCTTTCAGAGCTGTGAATGCTGCCGCGTTGTCCGGAACCATTGTCAAATATCCTAAATTACCAATGTGCTTATGTTTAGAAGTTTCATCCAAATCAGTGCTATAGGCCGTCTTGAAGGTGTCTCCAAGCACCAGCCGCTCTGTTGGAGCCGTGTCTCCACGCGACAAAAACACATTGTCATCGCTGGTCAGCCAGGCTTTCTTACCCGCAAGCGAGCGCAAGACCAAATGGCCGTTCAGTGCTTGCATTGGGATCTTGTCCACTTTGCTGGTGCAACGTTTGAGCACATAGGCTTCATTTTCGTTACCATCCAAATAGCCCACGATCACGAGATCATCCACTGATGGAAACTGAAAAACCCCGGCGTCCGGCCCAACCGCATCCCAAGTCATCTTGCAAATCATGTTGAGCATATCGGGCAAGATCAACACCTTCACCTGAAGCACGGATCTGTCATCAGGAATGTGCATCTGCTTTACAAGGCCTATCGCCAAGTGAAGCCGATCATCCCGGAAGATGTGCTTCAGATCCTCTAAGCCGATGGGTTTGCTCATAGCTTACCCTCCACCAGATGCTTTGAGATCTCGATGAAGTTGATGAACTCTAACTCCATGCTGAAGCCCTGCTCGTGATCGAGAGTAAACTCCACAGCTTTAGTGAAAAACGGAGTATCAAATTGCGTGAGCGCATCGGCCATGGCTTCTGCGATCTTGGCATTGGTCTGCCCATATCCACGGCGCTTAAGAAACGACAAAATCCTCTGCCTTGTTTCAGCCATGGACTTCGGATCATCCTTGTCATTGTTCCTGGCCGCAGGACGCCTTACGGCGTTGAGCCCCTCTAAGTCGCCGTGGTCTATGCGGATCTCAATGGGAGTGCCTACACGAAACTTGGTTGCATCAAACGTGGTCCTCGTTTCCTCTGTATAAACTTTCATCTCAAGTGTTGAAAGCCGTCCTTCGATTTGCTGCCTGCCAAGCTCTTCATAGATCTTCTCGCCGATCTTTACCAGGTGATCTTTGTCGGCAATGTTTGCGATCTTAAACGTGATGTACGGCGCTGGTTCCGCCTTTTTCTCCTCAACGATTGGCTCCCCACTTGGCTTTGCCACAGGACCCGTAAGAAATGATGGCAGCTTCGTGAAAGTTTCACCTTGCTCTTGATTGCCTACAGCCGGAGCTTTGGGAACAGGCATCGTGACTGCTTGCCTGATAACTCCTGTGTCCCTTGACCACTCTTCCGTGGCCTCCTCTGGAATCCTCGCTTCAAGCACTTCTTTTTGTTCCGTGTTGATGCTCACCACACGGACGTTAAAGCCCTTTTGCCGCCCAATCTTGCGCTCAAAGGAGAGATCCTTGACGTTTTTCCCATACACAAAGACCTTTGATTGCTTGCGGTCGTACAGATTTCTGGGCTTCGTGAGCACAAGCTGATCGAGAGACACATAGGCGATGAGCCCAGAGTTATTGACGATCTGCTGAATCATATCCCAGTAACTTCGCTTGGAGCGTGGGTTGATCTGCCCATCAAAAGGCCCTTTGCCCGGTGCCAGTTGCGAGAGCCGTGGGATGTCTTCCTCGTTTAGCCCCAGCGGCACAACTGTGAGCCCGGAGCCAGGTTGCGTGGGATCTACTTTTGTTTGCGGGAGCTGATTGACGAGTGCTTGGAGGAGAACATCCACCCGGTCAATGGGAGCAATCGGATCTCCAAGATACTCACGGTCAATGAGGAGTGCCGTGAAATCTCGTCCCTCAAGCGTGATTGTGCGGTCATCTTCGCTGAGTTCCATTTTGTCCGTGTCCGCAAAGCCCTGGAAAATAATGTTGTCTTTGCTTGGAGTGATAGCATCAAGCCCACGGCCAGAGTTCAGATCAAAGATCTGTTTTTTATTCTCAAGGTAAATTGAAACACCACAAGATCTGATGATGCGTGGATCAAATGGAAGATTTCGGTAATCAATGGTGGCCGAAAAAGTGTCGGCTTCCATGTAGGAATTTAAGTTTACTTTTAAATTCTTCGCTACCACCGTCCACGCATACGAATTTTGTAAGCGCACTGACTGAGTGCTGAAATCTTCAAACAGCACTCGAAGGCTGATTACGCCTTGCGGGTAGTAAATGCTGCCATGTGGTTTCTTGTCACCAATCTGACTCATTGGAGTTCATCCCTTACTTTGCGATGAACCACCATCATGCGGCAGTCAACTTTTGCGAGCAAATTCCACTGATTCTTGGCATCCCAGGTGGGGCAGCACCAACACTCAAGGCCATCAATGTGCTCGTCAATGTCGTCCATAGGGACAATGTTGATCTCTTCAAAGTCTAATGGATTGAGCCGCTCCATCAAACCCTCGGGATTTCTAAAACCACCCCTAGCGTAAGATCCACGCTTGCGAGCTTGTTGTGATCGAAAATTTTCTCCCACTGAGAAGAGTCGTTGTAATACTTCATGGCCAACCCCTGAAGCGTATCTCCACTTTGTACGCGGTGGCGGGCCAAAGGAATTGTGAGCGAAACATTGCGAAGCTGTACTGCAAGACTTGCAAGGAGTGCGTTCAGATTGAACATGCCATCAGACACCTTGGCCACATGCTGCGCGTTCAATGTTGCACCGGAAATGCTCGTGACTTTTGAAACCCCGGCCTCCGGCTGCTGGCCGCCAATGCTTCGCTGATAACCAGAGATCTTATTGCGGGCATTCTTGATGAGTCCTAAAGCCCGCTGCACGGAAGACTTCAGGGCTTCCACTTCGCCAAGTACCGTGTCCACGAAGCCTGTCACCAGGTTTACGGCTGCCGCCACATCCGAGATTGCGGCGTTGATCTGATCCGCAAACGACTGTGGCATGGACGCTGGAACATCGCTTTGGAACTCCAAAACCGTGGAAATATACTGCGCAAGAGCGCGGTTTTGGTTGTAGGGGATTGTTTGCTGTTTGGTCACGATGATGAAATCTTTGGGCTGATTGAATCCAACCACCAAAAAGGTGATCTGGTAGTCAATATCGGCCAAGGTTTTCATCTTAAACGCGGCTTCAGAGATAAATCCATACCGCTGCCACTCTTCACCAAGCGTGATCTTCACTAAAAGGCCAGCTATACGAATGGCTTCCACTTGCTCTTGCAGGGCTTGTGGATATTTTCGCCAAAGCTCACGGTCAAACGTAGCGTCTGAAGACTCTTTGAGCTTCTTCGCCTTAAACCGGCCACGAATTGTGATGTCATTTTCCTGCGGCCCAAGCACTTGAACCGTGGGCTCGCTGCTTCCGGGGTAGTAATTTTTTACGAGTTTTTGCTGCCCACCAAAATCCAGCGAATCGTGAGGCATGGCATCGGACACAAGCCTGACAACATCGCTCTCAAGCTCTTTGCCGTCCTTGTTGATGGGCGTGATGATAAAGCCTGATTTGAAATCGTGGCGCTCGTGCGCGGCTTTGAGCAAAGCCTTTCGCTCTTCAGCGGAAAGGTAGTTGTTGAACGGCGACATGAGCCGCTGCTTTATCGAATCCACACCTTTTGAAAAATTAAAGTTATTTAGTGGATTCATTATCTACCCGCCGTCGCACCGGCAGCCTCAAAGCCCCGGCCAGATGCTTGCGTTTTATTCCTGGCAGCCTTCAAGAGCTGATCCTTGATCGTAAACGCCACACGATCAGGCTCAATCATTTCCTTGAAGTTGTTCTGCATCTTCACATCCATGTTCACCGTTTGGTTCACAATGGCACCTGTGCCGTCTTCGATCTGACCGAAGATGCGCTTATACATTTCCTCCATGCCGAAGGTTCCTGCTGCATTGATCTGCTCCATGCTGAAGCCACCGCCTGTGAGCAACGATCTTACTTGGTTCACAAACTCCATAATCCATAGAGCAAGACCTTGAAATCCCATCATGGCCAGGCCCAAAGTCTTCGCCAAAAATTCTAAGGTTGAGGAAAAGATTGTGACCAGGTTGATGAAGCCTAAGAACTTCGATGGATCTAGCAAGAACCCAAGCCCACGCGCAAGTAAATCAAACCCGTCTCTGAGCACACTTAAAATCCCAGAGAACACAGACAGTGCGTTTGTGATCCTAGGAAGCTGCTTTGCCACCTCTTCAAGCGCAAAGAGCTTCGCATACGCGAGTGCGCGGGATAGGAATTGGAAAATCCCCACGAACAACAAAAGTGGCATCAGCACGGAACTAATTAAAATAGTGAGCCCATTCAAGACTGTGAAAATTCCAGTTAGGCTCATACCGCCAAGCAAACGCAAAGCGCCTCCAGCAAAGGACATTAGAGTCCGGCCAAAAGCCATAAGCATTCCGGTGATCGACGGAATGGCGATTCCAAAAGCGCCAAGCAAATACCGAAGTCCCTGACCCAAGGCGATCATCCCGGCAATCTTTCCGGCTGATGAAACATCCCCGGCCAAAGAGCGCATTTGCATGAGATCTGCAAACAAGGTCTGTGGATCTTTCAAGAAATCCCCAACCATTTTGGCGAGCTTCTCAGCAATCTGCTTTGCGGCCTTCATGACTTCCGGAGAATTGATCTGCGAAAGCATGTTTGAAAGAAATCGGTTTATCACATCACCAAGTGGTCTTAGCAAATTCGTGACATTGTTTTTAAGGACTGCGAGTTGCCCGGAGAGTGTTTTCACACGCGCACTGACTGCATCCGTGTCGTTTGAGAATTGTCTCATGGCATCCGTCAACACCTGGAGCCGTTTTGCTGGCTGAAGTGCATTCCACTTCTTTGTGTTGTTGAGGAACTCTTTCATGGGCTGCGTTTCAGATGTGAGACGCACAAAAAGCGTATCTCCCATCGACGCCTGGCCTTCCATCGTGCGGAGGAGCTGGCCGAAAGCTTCCTGCGGATCTACGCCCATAGTAGGAGCAGACTTCAAGAAGACGCGGGAAAGCTCAGTCACATTGGAAAGATTCTGTCCGGCCAAGCCCTTATTCATGAGCATCGGCGTGAGCAACTTTGTCGTGTTGAGAAGATCCTTGAAATTGAGCGAGTTCTCGATGGAAAGCGCATTGAGCTTTTCCATCACACCGGCAGCACCGCGCATCCGATCCTCAAAGGTCATCCCCGTCTGCACCAGCGTGTTTGCAAGAGCGATCTGGGCATTGGCAAAATCATCGCTCACGCGGCTGGCTGTGGCGAGCATCCCAAGGAAGCTTCCACCAAAAAGACCACCTGCAAAGCCCAAGGACATGCGAGCCAAGGCAAATTGCGCATTGGCCGCTGATGAAGAGATCTTATCAACGGCTCCCGCGACTGCTTCCGAGTTGGTGATTGCGGCACCAACATCGAACTTGAACTCTGTGAGGACTGTGAAGGCTTGGGCTGCGATTGGCATTTACTGACTTCTCCCGGACTCCCGATCAAGTATGTAGTTCAATGTCGAACACACAACTTTCAGTTGCGCCGGAGTCAGTTCAAAAACATCCTTTGGCCTCATACTGGTGTATCGACATATCCAAGTAATCAACTTCCATGTTTCTGAAGTTCGATCTTGAAGTTTCCCATTTCGGTATCCTCCAGTCCGGCGACCTTCGCCACGACCTTAAGACACTGCATAAACTCTGCATAAGTGAATAATCCATCAAGATCCTCGACTTCAACCGCACTGGGCTTTTTGTCGTTGATCTGGACCAGAAGCATCTTCAGCATCTCTTTTTGGAGAGCAAAGCCGTAGGCAAACGCATTGTCACCCTTGACCTTGCTGCTCGCAGCCTGAGTTGCAAGCTCCTGGTCCTTGATTTTTGGATCTCTTAGCAGAACCACCTTTCCAGTTGAAAGCGTGATCTTATGAACGAAAACTTCCGACATAACAAATAACTCCTGTTTGTATAACTTTTAACTTATAAAACAAAACTACTTTACAAAGCGATGCGGCCAGATGCTTGGAAGTCGAGCTTCTTGGTCATCTTGTCGGCAAGTCCCGACTGTTGGCGGCTCATCTTCCACTGCACATCAAAATACGCATACGACTTCACTTGTCCGTTGGCGTATTCTTCGGTGGTCACGAAAGAGTAATCGCTGATGCCGATTCCGTTCAGGTTGTTCGTCACCAGGCCGTCAATGAACTCGTCCACTGAAGCGTCTTTCACTTCGAGCGACACGGAACCCGACCAACCTTCAATCGACTGATCCCCTTCGGGAACAGGGCGACCAACATAGTTGGTGCGCATGAAGGTGGAGTCTTGGTTCACATCCACCGATGTGATGTCCACGATGCTTGAAAGTTGGCCGTTCTCGAAAACCTTGAACTGCCCCTTATGACCGCGAATTGATGGTGCTGCCATTGATTACCCCTCGCTTTCCGTGACCACAACACTCTCGCCGATCTCCGCCTGGAGAACGATGTAGCGCATGGAGCTGAAAATTCTTCGTTTGTACAAAATCTTGAACATGCCCGCTGCAACAACCGCGTCGGTGTTGAGGCTTTCCGTGTCCACCAGGATCGGAGAGCCACTCTTCACATCCTGCGCTCCGGGCACAATGCCGGATTGAACCAGCGTGGTGTCGAAAGTCAGAATCGCACTCTTCACTTCCGTGCGCTTGGCAGTAGAGTTCACCGCGTTCTGATAGTTCTTCAAGAACTGCGCGATGGAATCGGTCAGGAAGTAGGCCATGCGACGGCGAAGAATGGTGCGCTTCGAGCTGTTAAGGATCTGAGTGCAAACCGCGTTCTTCACGAGGAAGCCCACATCCGGATCAAGCTCCAAGGCGCAAACACCAGCCGCATCCAAGGCGATGAATCCGTTGCGGGATTCCTTCGTCTTAAGATCCACAATCCCTGCGAGGTATTGCGTGTTGCCGGTGAAAGAGAGTGCCACATGGGGAGACACTTGCGTGAAAATCGAGGCGATCCAAGCAGCCGGAGGAGTATATTCCAAAGCCCCGTCGATGCTTGTTTGCACCCACGGCCAGCCGTAAATGATGTTGCCCGCATTGTCGCGGTAATTCGCAACATCGGCGATGGCCGCAGCCCGCGTTTGCACTTCAGGTCCGCATACGATCACCATTTTGTTCTCGTAAGTGGCCGCATGGACCTTCAGGTAGCCATTGCGAGTGGCGTTGTATTCGTCAAGGAAAAGGACATTTCCGGCTTTTTCCACACCAGCTTTGTCGATGGCCGCTTCATAGTCCGTATTGACAATGCTGCCGTCCGATCCGCCCGCAAGAGCAGTGGCAGCCGCATTGGCCGGAGCGCCCGTGGCGTCCAAAACCGTCACATCCATGAGCTGCGATCCTGCGAACGTCGCCGCAGTGATCGTGGCCAAAGTCAGGCCGTCATAGATCTCAACCGGGAGAACTGCGCCGGGATTGGTGTCTTCAAGAGTGACCTTGAAGCCCGCATCAACCGCTGTCACACCCTCTTGAGTGGTCGTGATCGTAACTCCCGCCGAAACATCAACCGCATTCGGAGTCACGGCTCCCGCTGCGGTATGCGTGACTGTAATGGTCGCGCCGGAGACTTCGGAATCAAATCCAGAAATGGCTTCAATGACTGCTTCGATCTTGGCCGCAATTTGGGCTGCGGTATCGGCTGTGAGAATATCAACCTGATTCGCGGTTGAACCACCAATGACAGGGGCGGTTTGCGTGTTCGCTCCATCGGTGACGTTAAGCCAAACGTGTTGAAGACCCCCGGCAAGCCGAAAATGCTTACCAGTGCCGACCACATCAAAAAATGAACCAGTGTTGTTGACAAGAATTGTGTACACTTCGGCCAGAGCTGCGATGTCCGCAGCCGTGTCACCAATGGTGACTTTGAGATTGTTGCCGTAAGCGCCCAAATACTTCGCATCGAATTTCAGCTTCGCTGATAATGACAGCGTTGCTTTTGCTGCTCCTGTAGGTGCCACTCGAATGATTCGTAACTGTCCAAACTTCTTGTTCTTGAGTTGCTTGTTGCCTAGAAACGATGATTTTCCGTAGATCTCGTGGAGTTCGCCGATGGAACCCATGGGGAGACTGAGTTCTGTTGGCCCACGCTGGAACTGCCCGACCAGGATTCCAACATTCGCACTTACACCGCTGATGGACGCCGGAGGCGCTTGCTCGTCGATGATGATTCCGTCAATGTCGTCAAACTGAGTCGGATCATTCGTTCTGAAAATTCCCATGATTTTCTCCCCTTCTAATCTGGAATGACCACGGTGTTGTCTATCTGACCAACCTGCTCAATCTCAGCAGCCGTTTGCGTGGTTTCAATAATAAATTCTGAGCGTTCTCTTATTGCTTTGCAAGTAACAACTAGGTTCAAAGTCACACGCCATTCATCCCTCTGAGCCCGAACTTCAGAGTCTTGGAACGTATGGCCAACATAAAGGTAGTCACAGAGCTGATTGAAATACTCCTCCATGGGCAAAACAAGCCCCATTGGACTGATTTTCGGATTTAACGCATTGAACAATGAGTCGAAAACATCGTCCCGCTCCTCTTTGTTTCTGGCCCATAGATCGAGCTGTAAATTGAAGTCGTAGATCCCGACCACCCACCGCACCTTGGCCTTGGAATTGGTGATCTGCGAATCCTCAATCGGCTGCACATAAGGCATCAGTGGCCGAAACTGAGCATCACTCGAAGCAAACACGCTCACTGAAGGCATGTCGATCTTTTGAGTGCTTGCGGGAAATTCATCGAATGCTTGCTTAAGCCCCTGCACATTGGCCTTCAAATACGCAGCAAGCACCTTCGGCACGATCTCCGTTATGCTTTCATTTGCCGAAGTGCTATCGGACACGCTCAAGCTCCAATCGGATATTCTCCACGATCTTCGGAAGCATTTTCTCCAGGATGTTCTTTGGCTTCATCCCCTCTTCCGAGATTTTCTTCTGCACACCCTTGGCCAGAGCCCAAACTTCCGAATCATAATCGGGAGGTTGGCTTGGATTCTTGAGCACTCTTTTTGCCCAAGCAAGCAAAGGCGCAATCGGCGGCGTAAAAGGTCTTGCCCCCTTCTCGATGATCGGTGCGTGAGGCGCATAATTACCCAAGATCGCGCTTTGCTCCGTCATCGAGAAGTCCCAACTTGAGGCGTACTGTCCCGTATCCACAGGGGATGTGGCCACAAGGTCCGGCAGTGATTTCATCACGCCACCGGCAACGGCTTGTCGCTGCTCCTCGACTGTGGCTTTGCCAAAAGCTCTTAGCTCCTTGGCAAAGTTTTCGAGACGTACAACCTTCGTGGACAATTCACTTGCCTACTTTGGGCTGAATCGGATCTTTCACCATGCCACCCATGCCGCCGCCATGCGATTTCGGCTCAATGCCACGGGGATTGTTGGTCCCGTAGACTTTGCCGCCGTTCATCGCGCCGCCATTACCTTGCGGTCCCACGCCATGGGGATTTGCAACCGGCTTTTTCTCGAATCCTTTTTGGTTGACCATTTATGTCTCCTTTTCGGTTTCGTCTTGATTGACCTTGCGAATATGAACGTCCCATGTGATGAGCTTTTCCTTCACATGAACCGTGCGATAAAAATGCTTGCCCACTTTTATCATTTTCTCTTCCTTGTTGCTCTTCACATCTGTGCGCAAGAGAGCTTCATCTGGAAAGGCATGACGAGACACGCCCACCAAGATCAAATCCCCTTGCTTTACCGCACCCGCCTCGCTCACGCGCACATCATGAGAGAAGTCTTTAATCTGCGGCGTGGGTTTAAGTGGTGTAACCGAGTCCGTAAAAGTGCCGTCTCCGACGCGCTCTCCAGTCCACGTGCGATGGACAATAGAAATATCAGCCAGTGCAGCTCCGATGCTGTCACGCACACCAAGAATGCAATCAACGCAATCAGTAAGGCTTTCACGAATCCCCTTCAATTCACCACTCCGACGTTCACGCCGCCTGATTTCATCATCTCAATGTCCAAGTGATCTGACATCTCCCGAATCAAACGCTTTCGCTCTGATCTGAGTTTACAGATCTCGTCTTCATTGAGCACAATCCCGTCAACTTCGCTTGCAGAAAGCCTACAAGCCGCCTCATCAAGCCTGGTGTCGAGCGTCTCCAAACGTGCGAGCAGCCCTTTTACCAGGTTTTCGATGTAGGTGTTGAGCCCGGTCAAGCGATCATTGACCACGGAATTGTATTGCGAGGAAGTGGTCACGAGCGTAAGCCCGGACCACCCCAAGTAAAAAATCACACGGTGCTTGTCCTTATCAGACAGGGCCATGTTTTCCCTTCTTCGCCATGGGCTTTGGAGATTCCTCCGCTACCTTAGGCGCTGGTTCCGTTTGTTTTGGCGCTTGCGCGGGAGCAGCTTTTGCTTGCGCGGCTCTCTCCCGGCTACGCCTGCCCGACATGATTCCCATTAGCGCACCGAATATTGCATACAGAGAACAGCGCCGCTCAATGCGACGTTTGTGCCTGCGTCCGTCTCGTCATAATTCACTGACAACACAGACTGGGATGCAATAGCCTTTTGCGCACTCACCACATTCAGCGGCTCAACAGTGTTTGCGGTAATGCCGTTTTCATGGGCTGCGCGGGAATCCATCTCGGCCACTACAGTGGAACCCTTCTTCAGCTCCAAGATCACATAGTTTGCGTTGTCCGCAGCTATGGTCCCGGCGTTGAGCAGGTACACGGCAGATACGTCGATGGCTTTTTCGCTGGCACCGGCCAGCACCACGCCATCAGCGGCCAGCGATCCCAGCGGGATGCACATGACATGCGGATTGTTGGCATTGTTCAGCGCCGCTTGCGCGGGCAAGGTCATCATGCAAAACACAAGGCTCAAGAACATCAGAATCATTTTCATTTTTCACATCTCCTGAAAAGGTTTTTGAAGGCAAGGCCCAGAGGAGGCAAAGCCTCCCCCGGATTTTTCCGATTACACGAACACCAATTTGGCCGTCTTGTAGTCGTTGGTCGCAATCTTGGCGTGGAAGCTCTTCACGGCATACCACTGGTTGCCGGTGAAAACCCACTCACGAGCCAGGATGTCGTAATCCGACTCAAGTTCCATGTCCTGCTTCAGAATGTAGCCATACGGGTCCATCTTGTGGATGTAGGCCGCGCCCGAAGCCACTTTGTCATTCTCGAACACTCCCATGCCGAGAAGACGACCAATGAAACCGGGAACCCGGTACATCGGATCGTTGGCGTCAGCTTTCATGAAGCCGGTGTTGGTGTCATTCATCACATCCAGCATATCCAAGCTATGGATTTGGAGAGCGATGGCTTCCGTGTGCAAGTCGCCAAAGGCTTTCACTTTGCCTTCGTTGAGTGAGCGCACGTTCTTACCAGTGATGGTAAGCGTGGGAGCAATGAAGTTGCCCACTGTGGAAAATTCCGCAAGCAAGTCCGAGTCCACTTTTTCAGCGTGACGACGGCCAATCTGCGAAGTGATTTCCTGAATGATGCGTTCCGTGCGGGCTGCGGATTTCTTGAACGCTTTCTTCTTGATGCCCACAGCCTTTCCGACTTCTTTCACGGTCGCGCTGAAAGAATCATCAGTCAGGTTGTCCACCGTCAACGAAGCACTCTCAGCCGGTTCTTCAACCGCGCCGATCTGCTTGAAGTACGGGAAATTGATGCTCTCACCAGGTTCACTGGTCAAAGTATCATCACTCATGGCGATTGCGCCAAAAGTCAGTTTGTCACGGAAGAAAGCCGCAATGTGCTCTTTCCACACCTTCGGTTCAAAAACAAAATCTGCTGCTACAGTTGCTCCCATTTTCCAATCTCCTTACGAATGGTTATTTTTTCTTTTTAGCTGCCTTCTCCTGGAGAACGAGCTTTTCGTAAGTAGCCTTGTCCTTCTGATAAAGAGCCGATCTTGCACCGATGCCCATTTCCATGAACTCATCAAGTGTCAGTTCGCCATCTTCCTCATCCGGATCGGGACCATTATCATCCACCGAAGTGGAGCGGGCTGCGGATTTTGACTTTGCTTGCTTTGCAAGCTGGGTCAGATCCTCGTCCGAGAGTTCTTCGTCTTCTTTGAGAGTGGCAAGTTTCTTACCCACCAAAAACTCAAAGTATTCGTAGTCCTCTTTTTTGATCC